GCTACGGGAATGAGAAAATTAGCCACGGCTTTTTAAAAGATAGTATTTTCTCTATTCTAATAGGTTGAGTAGGAATCGAACCTACCTAAGACGAATTATGAGTTCGTTGCCTTAACCGCTCGGCCATCAACCCTTGACCTATTTAGGAAAAAATAAAGTAGGAGAGATATTAAAAAAATCGGCTAATTTTTGAACGTGAATATCTGTTATCTCTCGCTGCCTATTAAAAATATCATCTAGGATTGATTGATCCTCAAAAATAGATAGCAAATCTTGCTTTTGTAGGTTTCTTTCCTCTAATATGAATTTCAACAATTCAAGTCCATAAATATCAGGTATTGGCTCTTGATTTTCCTCATACTCATAATTTTCTTCATACTCATAAATCAAAGCTCCTAAAACACTTAAATACTCCCTTTCTTCTATTGTCAATTGAATTTTATCTAATATGATTTTATCTAAAAAAGAACTGATAACTCTTTCCGTGTTTTCTAGCCCTTCCTTGTCGTAAATAGGACGAGGAGGGTATTGTTTTAATAATTCTAAGTATTTATTTGTATCAAACATAGTGTGACTGTAATCGCTGTAACTTTTTATCATAGGTCAAGTCTTTGATTTTGTCAATATGTTTGATTTTAAGTGGGTTGGGCTGGATTTGCACCAGCGTGGAATTAAATCTACAGATTTACAGTCTGTCGCCTTCGACTACTCGGCCACCAATCCTTGTTTAAATTTATCTTACTATAATTCTTAATGCTTGTCAATCATATTGGTTTTTGATTTTCTTGATTCTTTTGAGATTCTTGCAAATTAAGAAGTTGAAGCATTGCTTCTCCTGCGTCTTTACGCGCCATGCTACAAGTCCAGAGTCTTTGTTGATTGCGCTTGATAATGATAATTTCTGTATTAGAAACTAAACAAACTAAATCATTTTTCTGTTTTATTAGCTGATTAATAGCTTCTATTCGTTGCTCCTGTTCTAGTTGGGAAACGGGTTGAGGGTTTTCTCCATACTCTTGTGTGGAGAAAACAACAGCTAACATAAAACTTTTTGTTTCTTTAAACTGAAAACGAATAATCTGCCAACTAAATTCACCATCAGGCTCTAATTCTCGATTCCAAATATTTAGAAACCTTTCTAAATAACCTTCTAATCCTTTTTGAGTTTGACGGTTTTTATTAATATCACTGAAAAGTCCTTGACGCTGTTGAGGATAGTTTTCAACAGGTTTTACTGACTCACTATCTTGAATAGAGTAAGAATGACAAGAATTAAATGGAAACATAAAAGGCCTATTGGTTGCTATCAAGATATTAGGAAAGTTTAATAATTTGTTACAGATTAACTATATTAGATTTATTCTCTGTAAAAATTAAGATTACACCAAAAGGAATCTTTCCAAAAATTTATCAATTGTATATTTTTTTTTAGCTATTAATTTTCGCCAAAGACGAAAATTCTCAAAAAAATTATACCATCCAAAAGGAACATCTTCTCTAAAGGTAGTCCAAATAATAGGTAAATAGCTGTCGATAGGTTTATAAAGTTTTTTACAAACATAAAAATAAAAACCAAAAGACAAAGTGTAAAACAACCCTTTGGTGATTAACATAAATCCCCACACAGAAATTAAAAACAAATTCAAGATTAAGGTTATCGGTTTTATTTTCATTTTTGACCTTCAATAGATTTTAAAGTTATTACTATGCTAGTTACACAAAAAGCCAAACATACCAAAATTTAAAAACCAATTCTGTTTCTGTTAAATGTGAATGAATGAATCTAATACCGAAAATTATACAAGTATTAAAACTCATGACAAATTAAAAGGTAATAGTTTATTTGTTTAGTCTTTTTCATGTCTTAATAGTCTTGACTTTATTTAAATCCTACCACTTATTTTACATTTAACTTTTCAAAAGTTAATCCTAAACAAACTGCAACCCAAAGCCAAATATACCAAAACCGGAGAAACAACTCCGACCATGTTAGCTGTAAGTTATTAAGTCTTATGGCAGTAAATATACAGGTAAAAATAATTAAATTTACAGCCACTAATAAATAAGGTTTTTTCTGTTTTTTAGACTTCATTTTAGTTTAATCTTTTTAGGTGTTTTATATTACTTTACCACAATTAAAGTTATTTGTCTATAACTTTGATAAGAAAATAAATTAAATTTACTTTTTCCGATGTCAGTGTTTTGATTTTCATTAAGATTTCTACTAATTTATCCTTAAGTTCTTTTTCAGTGGGTTTTGTGTCACTTGGTTCATAGATGAAAGTTTTAGCACTCCCATCTTGTTCTATTTTAGTCAAAGTGTATTTTTCCATTGTCTTGTTCTTCAATAAGAAATCTTGATATATCAAAATGATATTCACTGTCACCATTTTGGGAAACTACTATTCCCCCAAACTCTAAAAGTTTATTGTCAAGGAATCTTTTAGATTGTTTTAAAGAAGTACAGTTTTCTATGGCAAATTCCTTAGCACTAATCGGCTTTTTGTACCGGTATTTAAAGTCTATACCAAGTTTTTTGTTTCGAGTGTCAGCCCACGAGAAATAGGCTAACCATGTTCCCAAGAGAAATCCTAGTAATAAAGTTGGTATTCCAATAAGATAAATTTCGTGATTCATTATTTATTCTTTATAATTATTAATAGTTTCCCAGAAATAAATTACTAGCAGAGATTTATTTCTTTTAAGTATTAGCTTTTGCCAAAAACGAAAACTTTCAAAAAAGTTATCCCATCCACGAGGGACATCAACAAAAATACTATCTAAAATGATAAGTAGATACCTCTCGACAAAATTGCGTATTGTTAAGATTAAAGAACGTGGTTTTATTTCCATTTCTTTTAGTTCCGCTTTGGTTAATTTTTTCCTTAAAAATTGACTAATCTTTTTATCTAGTTGTGTTTGATTCATTGTTTTTTTCGGGTTTAATATTTAGTTTAATTTTAGTAAGGTTTAAGCTTAATTGTTTCAAAAGGAGATTAAAAATGTATAACGATTATAGCAAGTTTCAATCTCTAATAAGGCTTAAGGTTAATTGCTTCCGATAAGCACACAGCTTCTCTCCCTTGTTTCAATTCCTAATAAGGCTTAAGCTTAATTGTTTCCAAAACACCAGAGAAGCTTATCGATATTGAAAATAGTTTCAACCCCTAATAAGGCTTAAGCTTAATTGCTTCACCACTGCTTAAATGCTTCCCAGTCGTCTTCATCGTTTCAACCCCTAATAAGGCTTAAGCTTAATTGCTTCTTGATGATTTGTATGCCAATATCTCGATAGAAAACGTTTCAACCCCTAATAAGGCTTAAGCTTAATTGCTTCAAAACTTAAAGAATTTACTGGAATACTTCGCATTGGTTTCAACCCCTAATAAGGCTTAAGCTTAATTGCTTCTAGGAGACAAAATAATGACAGAATTCACAGCAACTTGTTTCAACCCCTAATAAGGCTTAAGCTTAATTGCTTCGCGCCAATCAAGCAGATTGGGCATTTCATCCCCATGTTTCAACCCCTAATAAGGCTTAAGCTTAATTGCTTCGCATCTTCCTTTAGCCCTTGACGTAAAAGGGTTTCAGGTAAGGATTGCGCCCCATTCGCTAAAATTCAGTTTTCAAGGTTCTGCTCATTCCAAAAAATCAGGCTAGTAAATCCCAGATCGTAAGCTGGTCGGGGTTTTCGGGGATTGCGCCCCGTGATTTTTTAGAACTTCGCTTAGATGCCTTATTGGGTAAGGCTTTCGGGTTATTTATGCTGTGGCTATCCTCGCACGGCTGAGGTGGGGCGGAAGAAAAAATAAGGGATTGCGAGCCATTCTCGGGCTGAGTGGGAGTGCGATTCCCTTCCTGCTTCATCTGCTTACTAAACGAGTGTTCGGCATTCTCTATCGGCGCATCCCCGATAGACTCTTGATTTGCATCAAAATCAGGCGTGAATTCCCTCGCTAAACCGAGGTATTTTCCAATCATAGAGACAGGAAACTTGATTAAAGAGCCAATCGCTCTTAAAAACTCATCTTGCAGTCCACGAATCAGAATATTTGCGGCGGCATTCTGATCGGCGTGGGCTTCATAGCCACAGCTAGTGCATTTAAACTTTGATTGACTAACGCGGTTAGCTTTATCAATATTACCACAATTGAAGCAAGTTTGCGAGGTATATTTAGGATTAACACGAATCACTTTTCTGCCACGTTTGTTAGCTTTATTTTCAATAAATGTGCGAAGTTGTCCAATAGCATTATCAAGTAATGCCTTATTTAATCCAGACTTTCTTTTTTTACCATTCTGTTTATAGCCATTGCCGTCTTCCTTTTCTTTAGGTTTTGCGGCGGCTGTCATGTTTTTTAGTTTTAAATCTTCTAAAATAACTGATTGATATTCGCTGGTTATTTTATGGGCTAATTGAGCATTTCTCCCTTTTCGCTGACGAGCAATTTTCTCGTGAACACGAGCGAGTTTAGCGTAGGTTTTACGCTGATTATTAGAGCCATCTTTTTGTCTAGAAGCTTGACGTTGCAATCGGTTAAGTCGCTTTTTCTGAATTTTTGCGTAGCGTTTAGCTTCTGATTGTCTCCCTAAGTCATCGGTAAATATTGCCACAGCACCCATATCTAAACCAACACATTTATCGGATTCTTTATAGATCGTGTCGTCAGTTTCGATAGTTAGCTGTAGATAATATCCTGTCGCTTTACGAGTAATTTTAGCCATTCGGGGAGCTTTCCCTTGTAGTCGGTCAATCCCCCGTACTTTCAGTAATCCTATCTTTGAGGAAACAATAACTCCATTAGATTCAATCTTTATAGTTTCAGGTTGACCGTTAACAAGAGTCTCTACCTTATCCCGTCTTCCTTTAAACTTAGGAATCCCACGGATACCTTTTTTAGCGGCATCATAAGCAGGTTTAATCACACTTCTAAAAAAGCCTTTTTTAAACTCTGTTTCAATTTCACCGATAAATTTTGCCGTATCTTCTCGAAAGTAAAAAGCAAGTTTCTCCCTATTGAGATAATTAATAGCATCCTTGTCAATATTTTCGGCATTCATAAAACGACGGATAGGAATAGCATATAAGGGAGTATATTCTTTTCCGTTGCTTGTCTTTTTAAAATAGGCGATTTTACAGCAAGGATTGCCAATTAAAAGTTCTTTTTCTTTATCTTTAAGGGCTTTAAACTCTTTTTCGTCATAATCCCCAGAATAACTTAATTCCCATATTTCAGGGCTAAACTCATCAAATTTATGTTTCTTGCGATAATATCTTTGTTTTGATTCTTCCTTAAGTGTGATCGAAAGATTCCACAGTAACTTACACGCCGCTAAAGAACGATCAATCTCTGTGATTTGTTCTTTAGCAGGATGTATCTTAAATTCCAAGACTTCCATAGGAGATTTTTCTTCTTTTTTCTTAGGAGTCTTTTTTACGATACTAACCCCTAGATGCCCATCTTTAGAACTAGGCGTTTTTTGAATTTGATACTCATCTACTTTACGCTTAACTTTACTTTTTTTGACTTTCATGGATCGACCTTCCTTTATTCTTATTTAAATCTACCATAACTCTGCTAGAAATGTCAAGTAAGAAGTCTAAAGATTTTTTGGGATACCAGTTCCCACATCGGAATCTATAACCCAACTTTTGTAAAAGTTAAAGGTAGTAGTATCAATATGAAAGGAAAAACCTAAAGCTTCCCAACAGTATAATAGTCTTGGCACGTCAACAATCTGAACCGTATAATTTAATTCTGTTTTAGTGATGATAAATTTTTCAAAAATCTCTGGGGCAACTAAAACAGAACAATAGCTAGTATCGTCAAATTTACCAGATTTTTTGGCTAATTCAGAAGTAATTGCGATCAAAATCTCTTTTGTAAGCAATCTTTCTTGCGATATATTGCAACTATCTAAGTTAGTCCAAGCGGTAAATTTAACATAATCAGATCGGGGATTAAACATAACTTATAGTAGAAAAAGGTGCTAAACTATATTTGACTAACTTAAATCTACCATAAGCCTACTAGAAATGTCAAGTAAAAATTATTATCCTCTTAACGTCCGTACATCAGAATCAGAAGAGAAAAAGCTAAAAAACTACTGTAAAGCCCAAAAGCGGTCAATAACCGAGGTAATCCGGGAATTGATTAGAAGTTTACCCGATAACTAATCAAGGGTGTTGTCGGGATAGCTAACACAAAAAGTGCCAGTTCACAGACCGGCACTAAAGTTGCTTGCTCTTCATTCAGGTAGCAGTAACGCTCAGGACGACCGCCGCTAGAGCCTTCTAGCGGTTTCGACATTTGAAATGCGACAACTCCAAACTCTTGAATCTCGTTAATGTATTTTTCTATGGTTTGACGCAAGGCGCAGTGTTCAATCCCCAACTCACCAGCAATCAAACGAGAATCAAGGACAAGACAATCATTCTGTGATACTATAATTTTGTAACTCGTCAGCAGAAGGCTCATAACTTGGCTCATAAAGGCTCATAACTTGGCTCATAAAGGCTCATAACTTGGCTCATAGCTGAATCTGTTTATGCGCGTAAAATTACTGATAAACAATCTAACTTCCCACGGTATCGCCTCTTAGTTACGAGGAAAAAACTCTGGACATCTTTTTTTAGCGTTTTCAAGGATTGCTTCTGTTTGACCTCTCACAATTTCATCGCGCAAAATATACAGTATTTCTGATCCTGATCCTGTCCCCGTCCCTACTCTTGCTGTTGCGTACGGAAAAACGGCAGAACTGATCGCCGATGTGGTTTCCCCTAGTGTCAGTCCAGACTTAAGATACTGACAAGTTCTTTTCTCAAGTATCTCTTGAGTCTGATTATCGAGGGACAGTGCCACGGTAGGCAACACTCCCAAAAACAATAAACTTAAAATAATCTTTTTCATCGGGATTAAGGTAGCTTTCTATTATTTTACCACTCCTAAAGTAGGTACTCGATAAATTAGTGCAGGCGGGTATTCATGAATATAGGTCTTCATCACGCCATTTATTGAGTCAGCATGAATATACTCCCCATCTCCCAGATAAATCCCCACATGACCATTTATACCTGATTTACGGAAGACTAAAATATCTCCTTTATCTGGACTACCTTCTACTCTTGTCAAGATACCCTCGATAAATCTCACTAAGAAATTGTTCCGGGGAATCCGTTCGTAGTTTTCAATAATGAAATCATGGGGCAAGAATCCGACTTCAATCCCTACGCCAGCGATAAATCCTACACAATCGGTTCCAATCCCTTTAAGCGATTGACCATGAAACCAAGGAGTACCGAGCCATTCAAGAGCTTCGGTAACAATTTGATTACCCAAAGAATCGTTTTTTAGTTCGTTCATTTTGTGCATTTTCCCGTTCTTTCAATTGATTCAAACTATACCCCATATCATTCCGTGATTCTACAGTCACGTTATTGGTGTTATTAATTACCAAAGACTGATTAGAGCTATTGTTATTTGAGGTTGTGGAGTAATTAGGCTTACCCCCGACAAATCCTCCATTAGCATAGTTCTTAATAGGAGCATTATTTCTGTACTCTAGATATGCTTCTGTTTCTTTAGGGTTAAGAACCAATTCGTCTTCATTAGCTACGATCAAGCGAGGTTTTCGGCCTCCCGACATTGCTCGTTCGCGCTGAAAAGCTGAAATGATATTTTTCTCTATCGGAACATTGGCATCTCCAACTTTCCCGCCATCACTAAATAAGCTGAATCCTGTACCTAGAGAAAAGGCAGAAGCCGGAGCAGAAGCAAAACTAGAGGCTCCTATACTACCAAGTGATCCAATCGAACCAAGTCCCCCAATCCCTCCACTAAAAATCCCTGTTATTCCGCTAAGTAAGCCATTAAATAAGCCACCTCCGCCACCGCCCCCAAAGATAGAGGAAAAGATGTTACCTACTGGTTTAAAAATGCTACTGAGGGCATTAGTGAAAAAGTTACCTACTGGACCGATGATTGCATTAAATACTGATTCAAATGCCTGAGTAATCGGCTTTGTAAATCCATCGATAGCAGAAGTTAAAGCATCGATAGCGGGCTTAGTAATACCCTCAACAAATTTTGTCATGATATTTAATCCAAGACTACTAAAAGCCGATCCTATTCCTTTTCCTTCTCTAATATCAGAGAAAAAGCTTTCAGCTGCGCCACGATTTGGGGAAGCGTTTAACTCCGCTCGTTTTAATCTTAATTCTGCAAGTTTTTCCCATTCCGAGCGAATATTAGCCACAAATTCAGCGTATTGTGGTAAGTCTTTGTAAGGTTCTAAATAATCCTCTAGTTCCTCTTTTTCTTTTTGTAGGCTAATACGTTCGGCAAGGATAGCAGAATCATCAAATAAAGTCGGTCGGGCTTGATTCTCTAACTTCATTCTTTGGATAGTTAAATCATTTAACCGATCACGAATACTCCTGACTGTATCTCTGGTTTTTCTAAATGATGCTTCTAAGCTGGCTACTCCCTGATTCTTGCCTAATTGTTCAATCGCTTGATCAAGAATTGCTACCTGTTCTTTAGCTAATTCAGCGCGTTTAGCTAAAGCGTCAATACTATCTATCATTTCTTTGGTAAATTCAGGGGGGAGAGCTATACCTTTTCTTTGAAATTCTCCTAAGATTTCTTTTATCGCGTCGCTGTATTTTTGTTGAGCCTCAGCATTTAAAAGTAAAGTCCGTCGCTGGTCTTCTAGTGATTCAATTTGAGAGCGATATTGACGAGAGACTTCTGTAGCACTCTTATTAATTTCTTCTTGTACTGTCAGATACCCTTTAGAGTTGATAGTCAAATCAGCGACATTTTCGGAAGCATTTCTTAAAGTACGTTCTAATGCACGGGCATCTTCCTCTTGCTGCCGTCTAAATTTCATTGATCTGTCAAGAGCCTTGTTTAGATTTTGTTGCTCTTCTAGTCGTCTTGAAAACTCCTCAGCGTTTTGATTAGCTGTTTCAGCGTTGCGAATTTGATCAGCCGCTGCGCCAAGATTACCCGTAGGAAGATTGGGAACGGGAGGCAAATTAGGACTCTGGAAGTTAATCGGATTGTCTTTAAGAACCGGTGGTAAATCGGCATCCCAGAAATTATCTCGGTTTTGATTAGGTAAAGTCGGTAACTGAGCTATGGGTGGAGGACTACTAAATTCTGGTCCACCTTTTCCTTCTTTTGTTTCTTCTTTTGTTAAAACACGGGCAGGAGAAGGGTTAGGGGTGGAGTCTTTAATGGATTGGCTAATTGCATTAGTAGCATTAGTTATTATTTTTCGATTATTTAGTTGATTGCCGTTAATGTTTGCATAAGCAGTTACAATATATTCTTTCCCATTAATGTTTACCAGTCCAACATTACCAATAACTTTAGAGTTATTTCCAATTTTTCCGCCGATTTCATTATTATACTTAAAATTTCTTGTTTGTCTTAGAGATTGTTCAGCTAATTGACTTGCAGGATTTTGATTTTTAATTAAAGACTGCATAGCTAACGTTACGTCTTGTGCTGTTGAAATGTTTGGAGTTCCACTGCCTGGTATATTTAAATACCTAGAAATAGTAGTGTTTTTATAACCTTCTTTTCTGGCTAATTCTGTAGCTTTGGTTAGCCCACCTAGCCGATCAATTAAAACATTAGTTGCCGTATTATCTGACTTTTCTAGCATTAACTGTACTAGCTGTTCAACTGTTTTAACTTGATTGGCTTTTAATTGTCCGTGTGGATCAACCAAAGGCAATTTTATGGCGATAGCATCTTTTAAGGAAAGTTTTCCGCTTGTTATTTCTTTGGCAATCAAATCAGCAATAATAACTTTAATTGTACTAGCTGGTGACGCTGGGGGTGTTTGAGCGTTTTTAGAATATACAGTTTTTCCGCCAACTTCTTGAACTAAAACAGATTGAATATTTTTTGGTAATCTGTTGGTGATTTGTTGCTGAACTGATGGAGAAGGGTTAGGGGTGGAAGTTGATGGAGTGGGTAAACCGCCTTGATTTCTTCTGATTTGTCGAATACGGTTTGATGCTCCGCTGTTAGCAGGATTGCCGTCATATCGCAGTGCGTCTAGTTCGGATTGAGTACGAGGGGCATTTGGTTGGTATTTTCGTAAAGACTGATCGTAAACCCTTAACAGGTCTTCCATCCGTTTCATGCCTTGCCCTGGGTAATTAGCCCCTGGGAAAGATGCCCATTCTTTGCGGGTTGCGTTAATTGCCCCACGAATATCTCCCTTAAGAAGCTCGTCTAATCCACCTCTCATTAAAATACGACTTAATGCGACTAAATCTTGAGAGACAGGAGAAAAATCTTTTAATCCTAATTTTGCTTTTTCTTCATTCCATGTAAAATCCATGATCTGGTATCTTCCAGATGCCGATGAACTGGTTGATCCAAACGGAATTCTTTGGCGTGGATGGTCTGCAAAAGAACTAAATTGTCCATGGCCAAAAAGGGTGTTATATCCCTTATTTGGCATATTGGCAGTACCTTCTGCGTAAGCAATAATATCAAGAAAGGCCTTGACGTGAGGATTGTTTAAATATTGAGATAATTCTCGACCGCGTGGTGTTAACCCTTTGGGAATTGAAGACGACTGTGGCGGTGGCGGCGGTAAAACCCCTCCCCCATTCCACACAGGAGCAGGGGTGAAATTACTAGGTGCTGGTAGTATCAAACCTTCCTTAGCTTTTCTAATTGCCTCCGCAGTTTCTTCTATACTTTTTATTAAGTCTTCTCCAGAAGTCTTAATATTTGGGGGAATAGCCACTAACTCAGAATTGATTAATTTAATTGGTTCTGGAAGTGTATTAAGATTTGTGACAATATCCTTGATTGATTGGGGAATAAAGCCTAATTCTTTATTGGTTTGTCGGATTAAGTCAGCTAAGGTGCGATTAAGGTTTTCTTGAGTCCGTTTAATATCCTCAATCGTTCTTAGTCGGCTTCTTTCAGCGTCTTGCTGTTGCTCTTGTAAGTTACGAATATTTCTTAGAGTAGAGATATAGGAAGTTTCTATCTCCTCGGTTCGGGATTGGAAGGTGCGACCGCGACTGGCAAGGTCAGCTTGTCCCTGGACAAATTCTAGGAAAATGTCACCTAATTCTTTACCAGCGTCGCTTGTACCGGGTATTAATAAACGGTTTTTAACTTGCTGTACCCTGATTCTATCGGTCGCATCCAGTAGCTGATTTTGGGCATTTAAGAGTTTCTTGTCGAGTTCCCTGACTAAATCAGTGTAACTTTCAGATAGAGAACGATTTCCTCTAAAAGCTGACAGTTGAGCATCTTCAATCTGTCTTCTATAATCTTCAATCTGACGATTAAAGTCGATTATCTGACGGCCAAGGTTGCGGTAATAGTATTGTAGTTGCTCTTGCTGATCTCTTAAAGATAGTTCGGTTTCAGCTATTTGCTGTGTGATATTTGCAATAGCTGTTTTGACCGTTAACGGATCATCTACGTTTAATACTAATTTTTCTTGCTCTAAGGCTAATTGATTATAAAGAGCTGCCAAGTTTATTTTGGTTTGCTCTAGTCCGTAGCCAATATTTTGACTGGAGGAGGTTTTATTGGCTAGATTAGTAAGTTGTTCTGCTTTAACAATTTCTTTACTAGCCTGTTTTTCTTGTATTTGTCTTTTCTTTCTTTCGACAATAATCTCTCGACTAATTTGCTGAATTTCTTTCTCAGTGTTTAAAATATCTCGTCGAGCAGTTGCGTATTCTTTAGCCTGATTTAAAATAGATCTTAAAGCAGCGTTATCTTTTAGGTCAGATTCATACTGATCCATTATTTGCTGAATAGCATCAGGAGAGAGTAAATTTCCAGCAATTGCTTCACCAAAGCTCGCTACATTTAGCTGTTTTAGATCTTCTTTAAAGTAAGTGCTTAAAACTTTATTGGCAGATTTAGATAGCCTTTCGTTTAAAGTATTAGAGATAGAGTTAGCTGTATTGCCTAAAGTGGCAATACGCTCTTTAGCAGTCTGTAAGCTTTCTTCTCGAACTTTAACATTAAACTGAAATTCATTAATTTCCCCTGATGCAAATTGTTGATTTAATCCAATTGAACGACTTAAACTATTTCCTTCATTAGCAAAATTGGCATTAGCTCTTGTTCTTATAGCAAGATCAAAGGCAACTTGTAATTTTCTATATTCTTTTTCTTGATCTTTCAAGACTTGTAGATAATCTTGTTCCGCTTTTTTTAGTTGACCAATTATAGTCACGAGGTCTTTTTTACGTTGCTCGTAAGCAATGTCAGTTATATCTCTATTCTTAAGGCTTTGCTCTAACGATGCTAACGCCATCTCATATTGTTGAAGGTCGGCAGTAATTCTTGACCCAACGGGACCTAACTGTTTATTAATTAGCTCCTGTTCTTGCTTCATTAAATCCTGCTCTCGCCGGTTAAATTCAGCTACAGATCGGTCGTTTCCTTTTGCGCTTGCAATTGTTCTTTCTGCTCTGACTAAAGCTAAATTATTTCTGATTTCTTGTAATTCAGATGAAAATTGCTTGCTACCTGAAAAATTGGATAAAGTTTTTTGATATTCTTTGAGATTTTCAACTCCAGTAGCGAGAGATTTATCAATGTTTTTTATATCTGCATCAAGTTTTTGTATCGCGTTATTTAGCTTATAATTATAAACAAAACCTCCTGTTAGAACATTAAAAAACTTTTCTCCTCCAGACAATTCCATGTTAGGCAAAAAGCTTGTTAAGCCTTTGCGATTACTGTTATCGGTTTTGTTTTGCCAAGCATCAAGAGCTTTTTTAGACTCTTCTAGGGTTCTTACAGCTTGTTTTAGTTCTTCGCTACCAGCATTTAATGCGTTATAAACAAATTGAATACCAGTTATCACCGCAGTAGGGATAATCAATGCTTTAATTAATCCTATTCCTGCTAAAGTAGCAAGGTTTATAGATACTTTTAATCTACCCATGGCTGTAGCTGTAGATAGAGATGCTACTCCGGCAGTTTGTAAGGATGCACTCATGGCAGCACTGACAACGGCTCCTAGCCGACCCGCTGCCGCAAATTGCATGACTGATTTTCCTAAAAATCCCATGACTGACAGTAACCCAGCGGCTCCCACTGATGCCACCGTCCCTAGATTGTTATTTAAGGTACTCAAGACGGCATTTAATGCCTGTAAAGCAGGGTAAGCAACTACTCCAATTTTTTCCCCTAACTGCATTTGAAGCTGTTCGGTATTGTTCTGGAATCGAGAGATTTCCGATTGTAAAGTTTCAGTAGAAAGAGAAAGGCCTCCAGCACTCATCCGTTTATATTCAGCCGCTAACCGAGGCAAAACATCTTGTACCAAAAGATTGCCTGCTGATGCTTGTTGATAAAATTGGGCGGTGGTTAACCCCATTGATCGGGCGGCTACGTTTAAAGAGTCGTTTAACCCTCCCGACTCGCTCAATTGCTGCGTGAATTCTTCAACGGAAACAACAGCTTTAGAGGCTATTTGCCCGATAGCTCTAAAAGATTCAGCTTGCTGTTGGGCATTGGTTTGTCGCGCCGATAATGCCTCTTGGAATCCTTCAAAAATATTATCTGCCTGCGCTTGCAGTGGAGAATCAGTAGTAAGTAATTTGAATCTGCTATAAGCAATAGCGGATTCTTTAAAGGATATTCCTAATTTGTCAGCCCTTGCCACTAAAGCGTCAAGAGATTGTTCTACGTTGCCTACACCAGCAAGATTTAAATTTAATTTAATTCTTTGTAACTCAGTAAAAGCAAGTAAAGAATCAGTAACAGCTTGTTGAATCCTAAAAGGAATATCGTAAATAGCAAAAAATAGAGGTCGTAATAAATATTCTGCTCCTTTGAAAAGAGCAAATCCCCCAATTGCCGCTATAGCACCCTTACGAAGATTAATCATACCTCCTGTAGCGGCATTAAGTTCTTGGTCGAGAGTTCTGAGTGCTTTGCCACCAACCGAGAGGAAATTAATAAATCCGTCCGCTTGGGCAATAACAGCTTTTAGTCCGCTCACGATACCGTTTGTAAAACCACTAGAAACGCCCGCTTCTTCAATACTATCGAGAGCGTTGAAAATGTTGTCTCGTTTTTTATTCCAGTCGTCAAGAATTTCTTCTCGTGTTGTTTTTGGACGAGCGATGACGGTAGCTCGCTTCATCACTTGAAAAGCGCGGGGAGAAGCGAAAATTCCCGTGTTCATCGAGCCTTGAATCTCGTTAATAGCCGCTAGGCGTTCCCCTCGGTCTAGTCCCATTTCTTTAAGGGCTTGAAGGATCGCTTTTCGGGCTTCTTTTGACCTCATGCCGACAAAGAAAGTAAAATCGCTTACTTCTTTATCGAATTGAGTCTCTAGCCTTAATCCGAAGCGAATATGACGCGCCCCTAACGCTAATCCTTCATAAAAAAACCGCATTGCTTTCATCGCTTTTTTAGACGGCGAAGCATTCCCTAATCCTTTATTTGTTGCATCAACTATTTCAATTGCAGTTTGATAGGCTATTCTTTTGGCATCGTCGCTGTTTATTCCTATTTCTAAACCTTTCTCAAAATTATTGGCTCCTGCTTTACCAGCAACAAGCATTAGTTCTGACATATCAGCGCCGATTGATTTAACAATTGTTCGCAATTTTGACTGCTCGTCAAGGAGTAATGCGCTTAACTCAAAAAATACATCTTTTTTCTGTGTGCCGCTAATTATAGATTGCCAAGCTTTATACAACCTTTCAAATTCTGCAATGTTTTGCTTAAAGCTCCCTGGTATTATTCTTTCTTGTGCCATTTTGTCATTGCCAAGCATTTTATCAATATCACTAGCATTAGGTTTGTTTACTAGAATAGTGTCATGCAATTCTACTCCTTTCTGCGAAGCTAGTTCTATTACATCATTTTCGAAAGGTTTGGCGGTATGGCGATTATCTCCCCTTTGATTACTCCACCCAAAAGCTCCTGCTTTCGTTAAAAGAAAATCGTCCCACAATTGTCCTTCTACACCATAAGTGAACATATCTCTCGGTTGTTCACCTATTTTATGTTTTTTGAAAAATTCTGGAATATTTACATCTTTTAAATATTCGCGAGTTTCATTATAGCGGCCTTGCCCACCTCCACGGTATTCCCCAGTTTTATCATAGTGGCTGTATTTACTTGCACCACGTCTAAAGGAAGCTAGGCTGTCACCAGGATGGAGAAACATTTTATCGGGATTAAATAACCCTTCTAAAGCTACTGGCTCAAAACCTCCGTAATTATAGACCGCCAATTCTGTTTCTGATTGTGTTCGTGGAAAAGCGTTTCCTTTCCAGACACCGTCTCCAATGAATTTATTAGCTGCGTTTTGATGCCACAACCCGTAAATAGGATTGACATTGCTAGAAATATCATCAGGTCGCATCTGAGATTCAACTTCTTGCCTTAATCCTCTGTCTTTATTGCTATTAGGATGTAAAGCTTGATAACCATCTTCTAAAATACTTTCTAGGTGTTCTCTTTTGGCATAAATTAAAAATTTTGCGTCTTGTTTTTGATTAAGTTGCAATCGTTTATTTACGTCTTGAAGAAACTTATCAAAAAATTGTACATACAATTTTGCTTGTTCTTTTGTTCCTATTTCAAGCCCTCTTATCAAATTTCTACCCGCTTCTTTCCCTTTCCAAGATGGCGAAGCATTCCCCAGCCCTTTATCAATTTGATCTACTATTTTAAGAGCGTTTTGATAGGCGATGTCGCTTGCGCTAGTATCCTTTAATCCCTTAGCTAAACCTTTGTTGAGATTTTTCCCTGACTCCAAACCACCTTTAGCTAATTGAGGTACAATCTGTTTTAATTTGTCGTAAACAGCATCAGTAGCAGCTTTTGCTGTCATACCTTGCTCTTTAACTAATGTAATTGCTTCATTAATAATG